GGGGGGCTATAGTAGGTGCAATTAATATCTATTTTCCTTTTAATACACCAAAGGTACAGTATCACGTCTTGCAGCGGTTATCGAAACAATCAGCATTTAACTGTTCATCCCTTCACTGGTTATTTAGTGGAAAGAGGATGGCGAGATATTTTAAAGTTGAGTTTCAGGATGTTTCATGCCCTCATGTAGGCTGCAAGTGTGAATTATCTGTTCTTGGTATAGATGAGTTGACAAGCTCGTTTTCTTTTAGGTCGAATGCGCCTACACCACAGGAGAGAATTTTACAGGCATCAGCAGCTATTGCATCAAGTTTTGCTATACAGGATGGTATACCTCGATTGAAGACGTTAGATTATGAAGTTGAATTATGTAAGTTGCTTATTAAGAAGGATCAAGCTGTGACACCGGCGGATGCTCCAGGGTATTTTCACGGGAGTTGGCCAGAGTCTCGAGAACTCGATGGGTTAGATCCACGAGTAGCGATTGCTTTGCGAAGAGTTGATTATAAATCATTGCGAGAATTCTTTACAGTAAATAATCGGCCATTGCATTATCTTGATTGGGACTTTTTGGCAAAGAATTTGTGGATGAGAAAACCTACCTTTAATGTAGTCCAGACTAAATCCGTAGGAACAGTAGCCTCACAGTGGATAAGAGAGGAAGATCTCAATGGTCATGAGTATGTTGATAAGCGTGTTACGGAATCAATTTCGTCTCTTCAGAGAATGGTACTTGAAAAGTATAGTACAGTTCATCAAACAGTTGGTTATACTAATGGTCGTCCACACGTAATTGCAGCTATGAGTGGTCTTTATCCAGGGAAATATGTGACGGGTGTTGCTGAAATTAGTAGGCCAACTCATAAGCCTCCAGCAGCTTTTGACGAACTTCGGTCAATAGTAGGTCCAGCTATGGATCTATTATATCATAAAATGAAGATATATACATTTGGTACAGAACATAGTCGTGTTTCATTCGATTCTATGGATGGTATGTATTTAGGAGCAAGTTCAGGAATTAATTTTGGCTCCTCTTTTGTGATAACTCCAGATGATCTAGAAGAAGCGATTTATGTTCGTCCAACTGGGAAAAAAATTGAGGTGTTTGAATCGGATGTAGAAGCAATATTAAATTTTATCCGTACAGGAGAAAAACCTCCAATTTATTGGAATATCACTCCGAAGAATGAGAATTTTTTTGATTTTTCAAAACAGTTGTCTGATGAAGATTGGATTAAGTGGAAGAATAAAGTCCGCCTATTTATTATTCCTTCTAGTGTTTTCATTCTAGGTGAGCGTATGGTTTCTAGAGTTCGTCAATTAAAAGAGCATGGCTGGGTTATAGCAGTAGGACATTCTCACTCTCATGGAGGGGGGGATGTCTTAGCAAAGATGTTGGGTGTCACGTTAGAAAATTGTATGGATCCGATACTTGAGGAGGGAGATGCAAAGAAATTTGATCAGTCCGTCTTAGAGTTTTTCACTAATCTGTATTACTCTACAATGTTGATACATGAAAATCCTCTTTCTCGTGATTATGAAATAAAAAAGAAAATAATAGAGTGGTTAGCAGAGAATATGGCTTCTCGTCTTACGCGGATGTTTGCGAATTATTGGGCCTTTGTTCGTGGCCAAGTTCCTTCTGGCTGCTGGAATACTAGTCATATGGATTCTTGGATTATGGCAATGTATTTTTGTCTTTTTGGTATTTGGCAGATACAAAATGCTCCTGAGGATATTCAGGAAGAGTTGGAAGATGCACTTTATAATATAATAATGATAATAGTGTATGGTGACGATCATGCATGGAATAAAAGTAAAGGAGTGGCAGCACAATATTTCTCGGCAGATGAATTTGCACGATTCTGTAAGAAGTATTTAGATGTTGAAGTCCGTGATTTAGTTACAGGAGCAACCTTTATTAGTGATACTTTTCATGGATTTCTTATTCGCAAAGGTCTTACCTTTCTTCGTCATCAATTTATTAAGAATCCTCGTATAGATGAGCCAGGCCAATGTAAATTCCTTCCTTTTCGTGAGTGGAGGGAGTTTTTAATTCGAGCTGTTTGGGGACGAGAGACAGGAAAGAGAGATTGTTTAGACGTGATGATGTCTTGTATAGGTCATGCTTATGGAACTTATGCGAGTAATTATTTTGCATATCGTCGTCTATTTCTTCTCTTTGAATCACTCGTTCAAGTGTCAGGCGTGAATCCCACTATTACGTTAAAGGAAGCGATTGGAAGAGCGACTCATGATGATTTAAAAAAATTGAGGCAAATAGGTATTTCTCCAGAAGAAGTTCTTCGAGGTTTCCCGACTTGGGAGACTCTTGTTAAGAAAAATGAGATGGATTGGATATATCACGAACGTGTGATGGATAATATCGATCATGACTTCTATGGAGAAGAACTCATATTATGATTAGCGGACCTTGGGTCATGTTGGTGCCAGTTAGAAGCCTGGTCGAAAGTGAAACGCCACCAACACAAATAAATAC